CAGGCAGAGACACGAGAGGTAGCACGACAGATAGATCATAAGATGATTGAACTATTCCCTGTATCATGGGATGCACTGACGGAGGATGATGATGACTGAGGTATACACCTTGAGAAAACGAAAAGGCTTTAGCCTCAGGGAACGCAATATCATTGCAGGGGTGTGGGGTAACACCTGTGCATACTGTCGAAAAGCAGAGGGTCCATATGCTATAGACCATATAATACCACACTCTGAGGGAGGTAGCTGTGACTACCACAACTTATGTCTAGCATGTGTGAAATGTAATGCTCAGAAGAGTGACGCAAGACTGCCCACACTCCACGAAGGCTTACTTCTAGCCATTGCAAAACGGAAATCAATCCGCATTAAGAAAAGACTTTCCTCAACATACCGTAAGCCAAGTCAACCTAAAGGAGTAAATCATTCAGGTTGGCTACATGAGGATAAGGAACATGCTATAGAAGTAGGAAAGCTTTTATCTTCTATGCTTAAGTTAGATTATGAGGAGACAGCGGTCCCAAGATTAGACGGGTTTTTACCTGCCCGTGAAAAACTAACCTTCAAGATAGACAAAGGTCTATTGGTAGGTCTAGGCTCTCCTGTTGAGGAGGTAACAAATGTGTTAAGAAAAACTATAATTGTTCACCGAAATAGATGTCAATCAAACCTGGAACTATCTAGCTCTAGGGACAAACAAACAGGCAAAGGAACTTTTTCTATTATGGTTAGTAAAGATAGATTGAAAGAGTTTATTACGCTACTGACAGGAGAAACAAACGATGCCTAAGATGTATGACNTAGAGCCTATGATACTAGACTGTTGGCGTGTATGTAACGATCTTGAGACAGTGTTCAGGCAGATAGGTGACGGTGAACGTGAGCCTACACATGACGAGATGATGAACACACTGATGGGTATGCAGCAACTATACGAGTGGAAGTTTGAGCAGCTGTTCTTTAAATATGAGGAGGTATGCCGTGACGGACGATGAGTGGCCCTTAGAGGCAGACTTTAGTGACATCAGACCTATGACACCAGAGGAACGTAAAGCAGCCCTTGATCGTGATGCAAAGAATAAGTGGCGTAAGTGTGTCAGTTGTGGTAATGCAAGTAGAGGCACATGGTGTGGTTTCTGTCTGGAGGAAGAGTAATGATAAACAGCCAGTGGAAGAAGCTACTAGCAGAAGAGCAAGCATACAAGGATAGCGTAATGAGAGATCACGAGTTCAGTAACACAGTACTAGCCGAACATACATCAGACATCGTGAATGAACCTAAGCACTACGCACGGTGGAACATTGAGCCTATCACATACATCATGCGTAATGGCTTTGAGTTCTGGCGTGGCAACATTATTAAGTATGCCAGCCGTGCAGGCTACAAGATGTACGAGGGTAAGACGCAGGTAGAAAGCGAGATCATTGACTTGGAGAAAGTTCAACGCTATTGTCAGATGCGTATCAATCAACTTAATGGAAAGGAAAAACTATGATACCTGTAGGTCAACTAAGATTGTTACTCACCAAGGCAGGGCTAGAGTATAAGATCACTCGTGTTGAGGGTAATGTAGCACACGTTAACATACTTGTAGCGGAGCAGCCAGATGTACACAGTTGAGTTTGAATCTGATGCATCTGTAATCACAACACTTGATCAGCATGATGAACATGAAGACGTTGAGGTCATACTAGGTGATGATGGTGTTGTATTTATGAGACAGTACGAACCAGAGATGGATGCATATCAAATGTTAATCATGAGCAGCCAACAGTTCTTAGACATTATAGCTGCCTATAAGAGTAAGGAAGGAGCGTACTACTTGGAGGTAAGGAATGAGTGATGAGGGAACATACTTTTTGATTGGTGCATTTTCAATCTATGTATTAGCAATACCGCTAATGTACCATATGGTAGAGCCAGAAGATCCTGAGGAGAATACTTCTGGCCCTATTAAGTTTGCCTTCCTGTGGCCTCTGATTGCACTGGAAGTAATATATCGTATCTTTGTAGGAGAGAAAGACAATGATGGAACTGGCCCTAATTAAAACATTACTTGACCGTGACTTTTATAATCAACACAAGGGTATTCGTTGCCCTGATAAGATCTTTACCAAGGATGTACGCAAGATCAAGCAGGCACTAGACAGCGCCATGGAAACATACGATGGCAGCATGAATGTGCAGGACTTACAGGCTGTGTTCAACCGCATGAACCAGAGCATGACCACTGCCACACGTACAGCATACGATGCACTCTTTCGCCGCATAGATATTGCTGAGCCTATCAAGGAAGAGATAGCACAGGATACACTGTCACACCTATTCCAGCAGCACGTTGGGGATGTTGTAGCTAACCTTGGCTTCGACTATGTAAATGGCACAGAGAATAGCCTTGAGCCTTTGCGCATGTTACTTGAGGAATACAAGAACGACTTCACACCTAACCTGCGTGTTGACTGGGAGGATGATGATCTTGATACGATCCTAGATGCTACTGCTCTTGAGTCACGCTGGTCATTCAACATACCTACCCTGGCTCGTAAGGTTGAGGGTGTAAGTGGTGGTCACCTTGTTGTGGTAGGCGCACGTCCCAACACAGGCAAGACATCCTTCCACGCCTCTCTTATCGCAGCTGATGGCGGCTTTGCTCATCAAGGCGCACGTTGTATTATCCTCTGCAATGAGGAAGCATACACACGGGTAGCGTCACGTTACGTTAGTGCCTCTGCTAACATGACAATGAAGGAGGTACGAGAGAACCAAGCCCTAGCACGTATGCGCTATGAGCCTGTGCGTAAGAACATCATGTTCAAGGAAAGTACAGGTAAGGGCATGGCATGGGTTGAGTCTGTTGTTAAACAGGAGAAGCCTGACGTGGTAGTATTGGACATGGGTGACAAGTTCTCTGACATGAAGAGTGAGCGCAGTGACATTACACTCAAGGCTGCAGCTATCCATGCCCGTAACATTGCTAAGCAGTACGACTGTTGTGTGATATGGATGTCACAGTTAAGCGCAGAGGCAGAGGGTAGGACAGACCCTAATCAGTCTATGATGGAGGGCAGCAAGACAGGCAAGGCTGCTGAGGCAGATCTCATGGTTCTTATTGGTAAGGCTGCACAAGTTGAGGGACAGGACGAAGATCCAATACGTTATCTTAACCTTGCCAAGAACAAACTAAACGGGTATCAGGGTAAGATTACTTGTGTGCTGGATGGATCACGTTCTATCTACACAGCTTAGGAGATAGACATGAGACTAGTATTAGACGTTGAGAACAGCGTGACTTGGAGGGATGGTAAGATCTTTAATGATCCCTTTGAGCCTACCAACACACTGACTCAGGTTGGCATGGTGAATGCTGACAATCACGAAGAGTTACATATTGTAAACTTAGATCACAATGAAGCTAAGGATACATCAGGTGCAGGCCGTGCATTGATACAGAGTGTGTTGGACATGACAACTCTGCTCATCATGCACAACGCTAGGCATGACTTGATGTGGCTGTGGGAGAGTGGCTTCACCTATGATGGTGCAATCTATGACACCATGCTTGCTGAGTATCTGCTCCTGCGTGGGCAGAAGGATGCGATAGGCTTGGCTGCATGTGCCATACGCCGTGACCTAGCTGAGCAGAAGGAAGACTATCTGTCTACCTGCATCAAGAAAGGTATCAACACAAATGAGACTGATCTCAGTAAGCTTAGCCTTTATCTTAGGGCTGACCTGCTCACAACTAGTGAGTTGTTCCATTCTATCGAAGCAGACTACGCCACCCCAGAAAGCAAGTCCCTACACACCGTCAGAGATGTTACCTTCGATACCTGTAAGACCCTCACCAGAATGTACATGTCAGGAATCAGGGTGGATCTTGGAGAACTAGAGAGTGTTAGACAGCAGTTTGAGGATGAACGATCTGAGTTAGAGACCCGTCTTCAAAGCAAGGTACGTGAACTAATGGGCGACACGCCTATCAATATCAACTCACCAGAGCAAATGTCTCAGGTTGTGTTTAGTGTTCGTATGAATAACAAGAAGGAATGGGCTGGACTGTTTGAGTTTACTAACTCACCAGCGGAGTTCCGCTCAGCAGTAAAGTCTAACAGCCACACCATCTATCGCACTAAGGCGTTCACCTGCCCTACCTGTGAGGGTTTAGGTAAGACATACAAGACTAAGAAGGATGGCACTAAGTTTGCTAAGCCTAACAAGTGCAAGGACTGCGACACTCGTGGCTTTCAACTAACACAGACACAACAGGTTGCTGGGTTACGGTTCTCTGCACCTAGTAAGAAGTGGGTCAGTGCCAATGGGTTCAGTACAAGTAAGGATAAGCTGACGCTCCTGATTGGTACAGCCAAGACACACAACAAGGATGAGGCTGTTTCATTCCTGCAGGACTACCTACGCTTCTCTGCTATCAGCAGCTACCTGTCTACGTTTGTGGATGGCATAGGTATCTACTCAAAGGATGATGGTTTCCTACACGCTACGCTCACTCAGAGTGTGACAGCTACTGGACGTTTCAGTGGTAAGGAACCTAACATGCAGAACATGCCACGTGGGGGTACGTTCCCTGTTAAGCGTGTGTTTGTATCACGCTGGAAGGGTGGACAGATCTGTGAGGCTGACTTTGCTCAGCTTGAGTTTAGAACTGCTGCATACCTAGCCCAGGATGAGACTGCTATGGAGGAGATCAACACAGGGTTCGATGTTCACAGCTACACAGCCAAGGTTATCTCTGATGCAGGCCAGCCTACGACACGCCAGCAAGCCAAGGAACACACGTTTGCGCCCCTCTTCGGCGCTACAGGTTATGGCAGAAGTAAAGCAGAGGAGTCTTACTACATTCAGTTCATTGATAAGTATAAGGGGATTGCGGCATGGCATAAGAACTTAGGTGAGGAGGCAATGCGCTTCAATAAGATTACTAACGTGTCAGGCAGACAGTACGCTTTCCCTGACATATCTCGTAGGTCAAACGGGAGTGTAACACACTTCACTATGATCAAGAACTATCCAGTGCAGGGTTTTGCAACAGGTGATGTCGTACCTGTCGTACTCAATGAGATGTACAAGCGTCTTGAACCTATGCAATCCTGTCTGGTTAATACCGTGCATGACTCAACAGTGATTGACATACACCCTGACGAAGTAGATCAGGTACTAGGTATGGTAAATGATATGAATGAGGGGTTGACTGATCTAGTCGAGTCAGTG